ACAACTATTAGAGTATTAAAGAATAGGTTAACAGGTAAGGCTGGAGTAGCATCCTGCTTGTATTATGATCACATAACTGGTAGAATGCAAGAGATTGGATGGGCACTAGCCGACGATGGCAACATAGTACTAGACCGAGACGAGTTATGATAATAATTACAGGCTCTGGTAGGGCAGGCACAAGCCTGTTAATGCAGACACTGAAGATATGGAAGATGCCTATAGCAGGCATGCCCTTCCATCCAGACTTCCCCGTGAAGTCACTAAACCCCAGAGGCTATTATGACCTGCCCTACAAGGTCTTAATGGCTGGGGTTGGACTTCAGTTTAAAGGCATGGCGGTTAAAGTATTTGGTCACTGGTTAAACAAGGTGGCTTCTGAACACGTAAGTAAAGTTATTGTTTGTAAGAGGAGATCTCTTACAGAGCAAGACAATAGTCTTATGAAAGCATACGAAGCTGAAGTCAAGGTGACATCCTCCTCGCAAGAGAGAATGGAAATGTTGGAAGACATACCCACTCTACAAAAGCTTGGAGTAATTCGTAGAAATAATTATAGAGAGGTGCGAAAGTTTTTAAATAGAAACAAGAACATAGAATCTATAACTGTTTACTTTGAAGATATCTTAGACAACACTAAAGAAGAGATGACTAAGATAGCAAACTTTTTAAATGTTGATTGTGAAAATATTCAAGACGCAATTGATAATGTACAACCACAGGAGATACAAAATGGAACTTGTATTTGACATAGAAGCAAATGGGTTGCGTGAAGTTACGATAGATAAAAATCACAACCCCGAAGTTTCTAAAGTCTGGTGTATTGTAGCTAAAGATATAGACACAGGTAAAGTCTATACTTTTAAAGAACACCAGATAGAAGAGGGTGTTAACTTGTTACGACAAGCCGACACCTTGATAGGACATAACATAATCATGTACGATATACCTGTACTTGAAAGATTCTATGGTCCTATTAATGTAACAACTATAGATACTCTAATTGTTTCTAGGATAATGTATCCTGATATTAGAAATCATCCTCTAGGTGGCAACAGTTTAAAGAACTGGGGCAAGAAGCTTAGGGTTATGAAAGATGAGTATGATGGAGGATTCGATTCTTTCTCAGAGCAAATGCTTAAGTACTGTATACAAGATGTAGAAGTATCCGAAGCTATATACAAAGAGCAAGAGTCTTTCATAGTAAATCATAATAACATTATAACTACTGAACAAAGAGTAAGTACTATCCTATCCGAACAGATGGAAAATGGTATGGGCTTTGACATAGAGGGTGCCGAAAGACTAGAGCAAGAGCTAATGATGGAGAAGGCTGGCGTAGAAGACAAGCTGTGTCGTATATTTCCACCCATTACAACAGAGAGATGGTCAGAAAAGACAGGCAATAGGTTAAAAGATTCTGTTGAACACTTCAACACTAACTCACGGCAACAAATTGCTAAGAGATTAGGTATGAAGTATGGATGGAAACCCCCACTAACAGACAAGGGAAATCCTAAGGTAGATGAAGCCGTACTAAGCAAGCTAAAATATCCAGAAGCTAAGATGCTTTCTAAATGTTTTGAAATGACAAAGCTAGGCAGTATGTTATCTGACTGGATCATTAGGGCTGGGCTATCAAGAGATGGTAAGATACACGGATCAATTAATCCTCAAGGTGCTGTGACAGGTAGGATGACAGCTAGTCAACCTAACTTACAACAAGTATCTGGAGACCCAAGAGCACGGGCTCTGTTTGTCCCACAAGAGGGATGGGTTCAACTTGGTATTGATGCCAGTGGATTAGAGGCACGGCTGTTAGCGAATCGTATGGCTGCATGGGACAATGGAGAGTACGGAGCATTGGTTCTTAACGGAGACATACATGAGCACAACCAAGAACAAGCTGGACTCAGTGACAGAAATGATGCAAAAACTTTCTTTTACGCCTTGATTTATGGGGCAGGTAATGGTAAAATAGGACAGATCATTGACAAAGGTGTTAGTGCTGGAGCAGAACTTAAGAAAAGGTTCTTAGACAACATGCCTGCGTTAAAGAAATTAATTGAGAATTGTAAATTCCAAGTAGCTAAGAAGGGTACAGTAACATTGCTAGATAAGAGAGAAGTACCGTGTAGATCTAAACATTCTTCATTGAATGTACAGATACAAGGTGATGGAGCTGTACTTATGAAGCTGGCTTTGGTAATCTTCTATGATGCTATACACTCTAAGGATGAGTGGAAAGATAGCGTTAAACTTATGGCTACTGTTCATGATGAATGGCAGCTTGAGTGCAAGCCAAACATCGCAGAAGAAATAGGACAGCTAGGTGTAAGTTCAATAGTTGAAGCAGGAAAAAGATTAGAATGTAAAATACCTATGGATGGGGAGTATAGGATAGGAAGGAACTGGAGTGAATGCCACTAACAAATAATAGAATTAAAATATATATAGCAGGTCCCATGAGAGGACACGAAGAGGAAAATTATCCCGCCTTTTATAAAGCAGAAAGATTACTAGAAGCTAAAAGAGTATACGAAGTAATAAACCCCGCACGTATGGATGAAGAATATGGTCCTGAGTATGGTGTGAATTATAAAGATGCACTTAAGAGAGACATTGATGAGATATTTAATGTAGATGCCATGTATCTATTAAGAGGATGGGAAAAGTCTGAAGGTGCCAGAGTAGAACATGCTCTTGCTGTTTACTTGGGCTTATCTATTCAATACCAATGATGAATATATATGCTATATTCTATGATCTGAATCTATGGTGGGTACATGACTGCATGAAGTGGTGTACTGGAAATAAGTATGATCATTGCAGTATAGCATATGAGACTAAAGAAGAAAGAATGGTTTTACATGTATCTAGGGATGACTATACTTCTTGGGTAAAAGAAAGAGTTATTCACAGGGTACTAAAGCCTACAAAGATATTTTATATTGGTGCGACAGACCTTAGTATAGAGGAATTAAATGAAGCCTTTCTTCCACCAAGGAAATGGTCTGTATTTGCCGTTGGACTTTGGTGGTTTGTAATGCGACACTTCACTAATTGGAAACCCAAGGGATCGTGTACTGTAATCGCTAGTAAAATGTTAAATATAATGGGAGCAAATGTAAAGATACATGTAAGCCCAGATGAATTATGTAAGGAGTTAGAAGATGCAAATTATTTTTATCGCTGGACAGGCGGAGATTGGAAAGACGACAGTAGCCAAGATAATAGCAAGCGAAGCGTTTAATAATGGTATGGTACCTGTACTTGAAGGCTTTGCTAAACCTATTAAAGATGAGGCTATAGCTAAGGGATATATTAAAGAGAAACATCCCGTTAAATATAGAAAGTTTTGTCAAGCAAAAGGATCATTGCTTAGGAAAGATGACCATGACTATTGGGTTAAACAGATGAGAGAGAGAATACATGCTATTAAAAAGGAAGAGATAAAAGCACTAGACAAAGGTGCTAAGTTCTGGGAGAGAGTGGTTATTGTGGACGACTGTCGATATGTTAATGAACTTGGATTAGGTATGGAGCAGAATGCTACATTACTTTTCCTATCTCAAGGTAAAAAAGTTATTAAGAATAATCAATGGCGTAAGCATGAGAGTGAAGCACTAGCTAGGGATATTGATAATAATAAACAATCTAATTATAGATCTATATTTACCCACATACTTAATAACGATGGGACTTTAGAAGAACTTAAGAGTAAAGTCTGTGAATTCGTTCCTATATGGTGTGGACTAAAGACAGGCAATCATGTGGAGTGTCAATGTAAAGCGTGTACTGCCAGAAGAAATATGGAAAAGCCTATATCTCCAGAGGAATTGTTCTCAGAGCTAGTAGACCTTATCGAAGAACAGTTTGGTCCACAAGAGAAAGAAGATGAGGATGATGAAGAAACCGAATAAAGCTATACTGGATGGAGATATACTTGCTTGGAAGATTGCCTTTGTTGTAGATGCTGAAGGAGATCTTGCAGTAGATGGCCTATTGGCTGGATTGGTAAAGAAGTGGACACCAGATGGTATTAAGGAAGTTAAGATAGCCTTAAGTTCAAAGAAGAATTTTAGAAAGAAGTCTCTTCCTGCTTATAAAGAGAACCGAAAGGATGTCTATAAACCAGACTCTCTTAGTATGGTATTTCAAACTATAAGAGATAGCCATGAATATCTAGTACTACCTGAGTTAGAGGCTGATGATATCCTTGGAATATATAGCTCAGGAGGTAAGGCTATCTCTGTTACTATAGACAAGGATTTAAAGGGGGTTCCAGGATGGCACTTCAATCCAGAGAAGGACAAGAAGCCTTCATACATTAGTAATGAAGAAGCTGAACGGTGGTTCTGTATACAGTGGATGGCAGGTGATTCAACAGATGGTATATCAGGACTATGGAGAGTTGGCAAAAAAACTGCTGAAAAATTTTTGGATGAATGGGAATACGAAGATTGGTATAAGAATATAGTAGAGCTATACAATGAGGATAAGTATAAACCAAAAGGTAAGCATGATGTTGAGGATATAGCAAAAGCTATGGGACAATGTGTAAGAATACTTAGAGATGGTGATTATAATTTAAAAGACAAAGAGATCATAAATATGTGGAGCCCTAAAGATGGGCTATAAGAAGTTAGGAGAATTTTGATGGATCAATTTCAGGAATTTGTGGTAACACGAAGCTATTGTAAATGGAGGGACGATCTTGGTAGAAGAGAAAGCTGGGAGCAGTGTGTAAACCGTTACTTCGACTACTTTGGGGACCGCTTTCCAGAAATATTAGGAGAAGATTGGGACAAAATAAAACAATCGACTATCAAGAGAGAGATTTTCCCTTCAATGAGAGCACTAATGACAGCTGGTGCAGCTGCAGAGGTAGACGATACATGTCTATACAACTGTTCTTACCTACCCATAAATACAATAAGAAGCTTCTCTGATGTATTGTATATACTGTGCTGCGGTACAGGAGTAGGATTCTCATGCGAGAGTAAAGAAACTGAACAACTTCCCGTTGTACCTAAGGTATTAAGGGATGATAAATTAACTATAATAGTGGATGATTCTAGACGGGGGTGGGCTGACTCCTTAAATGAGCTATTATCAGCTCTTTATGGTGGGTTCCATCCAACTTGGGACACGTCTCAAGTGCGACCAAAGGGAGCTAGGCTAAAAACATTTGGAGGAAGAGCATCTGGACCCGAACCACTTGAACGTTTGTTTAAGTTCGTGGTTAAGTTGTTCTATAATGCCGAAGGCAGACGGCTATCCCCTCTAGAAGTCCACGATATTATATGTATGGTAGGCGAGATAGTTATTGCTGGTGGAGTGAGAAGATCTGCTTTAATATCCTTATCTGATTTAAGTGACAGAGAAATGTCAAGGGCTAAGACTGGTCCATGGTGGGAACATGATGGACATAGGGCACTTAGTAATAACTCAGCTGTCTATACTTCTAAGCCCTCACTAGGTAGGTTCTTAGAGGAGTGGTCTGAGTTATATGATTCCCGATCAGGCGAGAGAGGTATCTGTAATCGAGAGGCTATGAATAAAATTGCTATGGCTGCAGGTAGAGAACAAAGCGAATGGGGAACCAATCCCTGTAGTGAGATTATCTTAAGACCTAAACAATTCTGTAACCTAACTGAAGTAGTAGTAAGACCTTATGACAACCTGCCTACCTTAAGGCAAAAGGTTAGACATGCTACTATATTAGGAACTATACAGTCAGCCTGTACTAGGTTTAGTTATCTAGACCCTGACTGGAAAGCAAACTGTGAGGATGAACGCTTATTAGGTGTATCCTTTACTGGAATATATGATAACAAACTTATGTCTACTACTAGCCAAGGACTAAGAGAAGTACTAGAATGCTTAAAGGAAGAAGCCCGAAAGACAAATAAAGAATGGGCAGAGAAGCTAGGTATATCTCCCTCAAAATCCATAACATGTTGCAAGCCTTCGGGAACTACTTCATGTGTAGCAGGTACTTCATCTGGTATACATCCACGCTATGCCCCTTATTATATAAGAAGAGTTAGGATTGATACACAGAATCCCGTATGTCAATTCATGATAGACAAAGGTATACCACACGAGCCATGTATACAGAAGCCAGAGCATACTACAGTCTTCTCATTTCCAACAAAAAGTCCAGTGGATTCACTGACTTATGAAGACTATGATCCTCTGGAGCATTTAGAACTATGGTTATTGTATCAACAAGCGTGGTGTGAACATAAACCCAGTGTTACTATCAATTATATTGATGAAAACTTTATGGATATAGGGCAATGGATTTGGAATAACTGGGAATGGGTATCAGGTATATCATTCTTGCCTCATACTGATCACATCTATGAGCAAGCTCCCTTTGAGGCTATAACCGAAGAAGAATATAATAATTTATTAATGTGTATGCCAAAAGATATTAATTGGCAAGACTTGAGAAAATATGAACAAGAAGATACAACTGTAAGTTCTCATACTTTAGCTTGTGTTGGGGGTTCTTGTGAAATTGTAGATATCATAGGAGAAACTGATGAAAAGTGAGAGATTGTTAAGTATATATATGAGACTAGAAAATCCTCAGGCAAGAATTATGCCTGCCGAAGAGCTTTTATTGCTAAGAGATTTTGACAAGAGACTAGAAGAGTTGGAGGCAGGTAATGTCAAAGAAGAATCCAAGGATAGACGAGGAACTACTAGAATTTCTAAAGCCAAAGTTTCCTCCGACTGAATTCCAAGAGGGTAAGGACATAGATGAGTTTGTTAATGCTGCTGTCTTTAGGGCAGGGCAGAGAGATATTATTAAACGATTAGAAATACTGTATAAGCAACAGATTAAAGATAGAAACTAAAGAAAGAGGGGTAGGTATGGGCTGGCATCTAAGAAGAGTACCACGCGAACATGTTGATGACTGGGGACGGGTTAAACCATTACCAGGAACTGGAGATCCTTATCCAATTCCTCTCCCTAAAGAGGAAAGAGAAGAAGAAGAAGAAGAGACACCAGCAGATCCTGAACAACCTGAGAAAGAACCTGAAGAAGAAGAAGATGATGAAGGCGGAGAGAAAAGCTTTAGAGATGAATATGGTAGACTTTGGAATCGAAGTAATAGAAAGAAGCCTAATAGAAGAAAGACTACAAGAGGAGTTAGATTGGGTGCTAAAAGGCCCGCAAGTAGGAAGAGGGGTTATTAATGGGAGCACCACGAGATGACTATAGCCAAAGATTTAGAACAGTTCATCCTATGGCAAGATCTACACAAGGGGGTGGTGGTGGAAGACCAAGACCTAGCAGCAGATCAAAGACTAAGAAAAAAACAAATAGACCAAGAGCAGAGAGAGCTTGGGGAGGACCAACCGACAGGCCTAACGCATTGCCTGCTCCTGGAACGCGAGGCTTCGCACCAGATGAGCCATTCCCACTAAATCCTGGTTACGCGAGGCAGCAATACTTGCGACAACACATACGTAGTGGATCAAGTCCACAAATACCAGGCGGTCAAGGTGCCAATAATATGTGGTGGCAGGAAGCACCTCAAGGAATAGGTGGGCTTTACAGAACTTGGTGGCCATACTAAGATGGGATGGGGTAAAAAAGAAGAGAGAAGACCACCACGGTTTCCTCCACAGAATCCAAATCCAAGACCACCTAGACACCCACCGAGGAAAGGGCCAGGGGGTCGACCTCGTAAAAGAGAAATTCCAATAGAACACCCGCGTGGAGGAAATGGACAGGGGGAGGACAGGGATCTAGTACCTCTGTATCCTGAAAGAATACCAGATACCCCAACTAGAATACCATGGGAAGATATCTATCCAGAGAAAAACCCAGAAGAGGAATGGGCTGAACATATATTAAAGTTTTATAACTTTAGAGATCCTTATAATGAAGGAGCAATACCCAAACATTTTGACTTCTTGACAAATATTCTACTAGGTGATATGGATGATTGGCCTTGGTGGAATATTCCTGGCAATAATGATGATTTGTTTAAACCCACAAGCCCTTCGTTGCACCAACAAGAAGAAGATCTAAAGGAGTACTATCGTAGTAGCAACACAGGACAACCTCCTGCATCTAGAGGTAAGAAAAAGAATACAAGAGGAGTTCAGTTAGGCTCTAAAAGAAAGAGAGGTAAGTAATGGGATTGGCAGAGAAGTTTAACCGATTTTTCTACGAATTTTCAGACCCAGAAGCATTCAGCTTTGAAGATGAAGATGAAAACCGACCTGCAGTTCTTGGCTGGCCCAAACCTCCGCATGAAGCAGGACACGTAAAGTGGCACTACGTTCAGAACCCTATAGGTGGTTATAGAGAAGGCGAAGATTTTGATTCGATCTGGGGGCATGTGAGCCCAGATGATCCTGCATACGATCTGACCCACATCGGCGTTAAAAATCCCACGCTTGATGATTGGTCGAGAGGTCCCTACCAAGAAGGAGCAATAGATGAACACTTTGATACTTCGTGGCTAGATGAAGCGTTCCAGGAATGGTTCGAGAAGGAAGAAGAAGATCCTCAAGGTGCTATGGCTCCTCCAGGAAGTATTCCGAGCAGAGGTAAGAGGAAGAAGAATACAAGGGGAGTCCAGTTAGGCTCTAAAAGAAAGAGAGGTAGGTAATGAGTTTTCCACCAGTACCAACACCAATTAATCCTTGGCCAGGTCCAACACCTAACCCAGATCCTATGAGAAAAAAGGGTAAAAAAAATAGAGGTGGTAGGGGCAGCGAGAGAAGTTTCGTTAGACCGGGTGACGAACCTAAGTATGATCCATATGATGAAACACCTACTGGTATACTAGACGCAATCTTGAAAGGAGACAGATTCGATAGTCATGGATTTTCCGGACCTGAGATGCATAGTCATGGTGAGTATGGTAATCATATGGTAATGACTGAACATGGGAAAGATATATCGCACCCCCCTTATGGAATAGGAGCAATGCCAAAACACTTTGGTTTATTCAATTGGCTCTTTGGTGACTCTGGCGACCCTCAAGGTGCTACGGCTCCTCCGGGCTACCCTTATTTCCCATCGGGGCCTCCACAAAAACCAGAACGCTATCCTGGAAGATTACCAGACTCAGAAAAAGATCCTTATCCCGGTCCACTCGATCCATCTAAGAGGATGACTAGCTATAGTCCAAGATTGGGCTCTAAAAGAAAGAGGGGTAGGTAATGGGAACCGTAGAAAATATTTGGGATGATGTTGGAGATCTATGGGACGATATTGAAGACTTTGTAACTGAAGATATCTTTGGTGCACCTGATGCTGAGGAAAGAGCACAAATGGCTGCCGATGCTCAAGCTCAGATGGAGGCTGCCGAAGCTGGTAGGTTAAAAGGTATTCAAGATGTAAAAGATATTCGTAAAGGCAGAGCTGCTAAGGCTAAGAAACGTAGAGAAGTACAAGAAGCAGGAGTTATTCGAGAAGAAACTTCAGCAAAAGTAGGAGACCTAGTACGATCAAGGCTAGGTACTGGTGGAGCTGTGGGTTCTAGGGGTAAAGAAAGAAGAAAAGTACGAGCCAGAAAATTTAAAGGTTCTAGACCACTGCGTTTAGGAATGAAAAGACCTTAGAGAAGGAGTTAAAGTATGTCATCACCCAATTATGCAAAAATGTTTGCACAACAAGCTAAAGTAGCAGAAGAATCTGCTCAAAGAGCTAGAACTAGAGACTTAGAAGATCGAGAATACTTTAGATCTGAAGCTGAGAAAGAAAGACAAGAGCAAGAAGAGAGAGATGCTAGAATAGCTGCAAGAAAAATGAAAGAAGAAGAGTCTAGGATTAGAAATCTTGCGGAAGAAGAACGAGCAGCCGTAGAAGAAGCAGAAGAAATGTATTCAGTTTCTGATAGAGATGAGGGGTTTGGTGATATGTTTGCTGCTTTGTTACAAGGAGCTCAAGGAGGAGGACAAAACTTTTTAGGTCAGCCTAAGGGTTTCTTCCCTAGTAGGAAATAATAACTATGAATATAGGATTTCACTTTAAAAATCTAGATGGTTTAAGAACCAGTAAGCTCGAAAGAGCTAGGTACTTTAGTTCTTTAACTGTGCCGTCTCTTCTTCCTCCTTCAGGATGGACAGAGCAAGAGCCTTTAGCTCAACCGTATAGTTCTGTAGCTGCTAAAGGTGTAACTTCTATGGCAAGTAGAATGCTAAGTGCATTACTTCCTTTAAATGATATGCCTTTCTTTAAGTTTGAACTATCTTCAGGTGTAGAGCCTGACGCTGAAATCTATTCTTATCTAGAAGCATTAAGCTATCAGGTATATAATAAATTATCTTCAGCTAATTTCAGAGAAACAATTTACCAAGTGCTCCAACATCTAATCGTTGTTGGTGATGTACTTGTTGTCATGGATGATGACTTTGACTTTAGAGTTATACGTCTGGATAGATATGTATGTAGGCGAGATGTTCATGGTAAAATAGAAGAACTAATCTTTATAGAATTTGACTCTATTAAAGAAGAGAGAGATGATGATGCCACATCACTTACTTCTTCTATGACTCAAAATGAAAAGAGAGGCTACAGAAAAATATATGTCAGGGTTACTCCTGGTGACAAGGGTGGCTGGAAAATAGAGAAGCAAGATACAGAGGGAAATGTTGTAGACAAGGGTACGTTTGATGTATTACCTTACACTGTACTTAGATGGGCTAGTATACCTAGTGAAAACTATGGAAGATCTCATTGTGAAGATATGATTGGTGATATTAAATCTCTTGAAGCATTTACAGAAGGACTGATTCATGGAGTTACAGCATCTTCTTTATTCTGGATGGGAGTAGATCCTGCTGGAATGACAGAAATAGATGACTTAGCCATGAGTCCTACAGGTAACTTTGTCCCTGCAAGAATGAATGAAGTGTTTGCTATATCACCAGCTACTACAATGACCCCTCAGATACAAGCTACTCAAGCTGGTGTAGAGATATTAAGAAAAGAAATAGGGAAAGCATTCCTTATGGACTCCTCTAGTATGCCAACAGGGGATAGGGTTACTGCTACTGCAGTAAGAATGATTGGACAAGAACTAGAACATGTTTTAGGTGGAGCATTCTCTTCTATTGCTAGAGAACTAATGCAGCCTATAGTAAGACGATGTGTATTTTTAATGATGGCTCAAGGTGATATAGATGATCGACTTAAAGACATGTTTGAGAATGAGGGTTTATTAAATATCGAAATTGTAACTGGACTGCAAGCTTTGAGCAGGGATACTGACCTACAAAAACTCATGCAAATGGGTGAGATGGTTCGTAATCTTCCTGAACAAGCAGCAGCTATGTTTAGATGGGATCAATTCGGCAAAGCTCTAATTACATCATTAGGATTCTCTCCTGATGCTTGGATTAAAACAGAAGAAGAGCTACAGCAAGAGCAGATGGCTGCTCAGCAAGAACAAATGGCAATGCAAGCTCAACAACAAGCACAAATAGGAGGGCAACAAGCTATGACTAACGTGGCAGAACAAATGGCAATGCAAGGTATGCAACAAGGAATGGGAGGGATGGCTCAATGAGTGTTATTCAAGTACAATCTAAGGCGTTTACCAAAACTAAAACTAATGGTTATGAGGTTTTAACTACAGCAACATCTAATGCACTAACCGCTTCAGGAGCTGGTACAGATGCTCTAGGTACAGTAGCGTTAGACAGTAGTATATATACAGCACTAGAGAAAAAGTTTCTGGTGGGTGTAGAAGTAATTGGTGCAGGAAATGACGTTAACGCAGACTTTCAATTACAGGTTTCTATTGATGGAACTACATGGACTACTAAAAATATTCGATCTGAAGGTACTATTACCCTGACAGATCTTCCGGCTGTGGATGGTACAGTAACCTTAGTAGATTATTTAGGAAATGCTAAAGTATATACAGCTAAAGCTTCAGAAGATTTAGGTGCGAGATATTTTAATGTTAGCGGTACTGCTGCTACAGCTACCATTACTTTTGCAGGGCTACCTACTTTAGCACAAACTATTCAAATTATTTCTGAAGATGGTTTATCTAGAACCTATATTGCACATCCATCTTCAGACTTTACCGCTGGAGTTAACCAGTTTAAAGCAGACGTTAGTGCTGCTGACTGTGGGGCTAAGTTAAAGCTAGCTATTGATAACGCTGGTGGACATGCTGGTAAGATCACTGTAGTTGATGATGGGGCTGGCGGTCTTACGTTAACCCAAGCTACTGCAGGAGCTGATGGAAATAGAACTATTACCGAGAATCTTGCTAATACTACTAGTACTAGCTTTACAGGCGGTGAGTTCACTAGTGCTGTTACATCTTTAGCTGCTTGCATAGCAGCTACTGCTGGACACAATGGAGCTATTACTACTCAGAACGATGGGGCAGGTCAGCTAACTGTTACTCAATTAGTGGCTGGAGATGTAGGTAATACAACTATTACTGATGCTCTTACTAATGCTACAGTTGTAAGCTTTACTGGTGGAAGTGGATCTGCTATTTCTGGAGTAAGAATAGCTAATGATATTCAACCTAATGTTACAGGTGATAAATTGTATTTGGTAGATGCTACAGATATTGTAGCTCCGTGGTTTAGATTGGTTGTTAATAATACTAACTTAAATCTTGGCTCTTCCTTTACAGCAAAATTTAAAGTGGCATACAAGAAGTCTTAAAGGAGAAATAAAATGTCAATGGAAAAATATATAAGAGCCAAAGCTATTGTACCAGATGATGATGGAGAAGGAAGCGGTACATCATTACACGCTTTTGAGTACACAGAAGCATATTCTTTTACAGGAGCTGATGGAAACCCCACTACAGCTCGTAAGGTATATCCAGATGGTATATACGTAGGAGTTGCTGGTGATATGGATCTAATTCTTCTTAATGATACTGTAGCAGTAGAGTTTAAGAATGCTATTGAAGGTACTATATATCCCTTTGCGTTCAAAGCTTTACATACAGATAGTACAGTTACCGATTGTGTAGCACTGAGTACAGGTATTGATGTAGTAACCAGGGCGGATCCATAAACATGCCTAGTTTTCCAATGCAAGATGGCGGTAAAAAGGGGTATTCTAGTGCTTCGGCTATTACTCCTAGCGATAGTACTCTTTACGGTCCTGGAGAAGAACCGTTCTTTAGTGCATTATATGTAGGAGATGGAAACTTTGAAGCTAATGTAGTTGTAGGTGACTTACACAGTCCCAAGCTATGGCTTAAGGCTAATGCTGGGGTAGCTGTATCATCAGGAACTACTATATCCACATGGGCTGATCAGTCTGGCAATAGTCATAATGCAGCAATAACAAACGCTCCTCATGTAGAGGCTGGTATTGCTGCTACTAATGGATTAGCCACTATAGATTTTGATAGGGCTGGAGCAAATGATGATGGGTTTAAGGTAGACGACCATGCTGATTTTGATTTTACTGGTGCCTTTTCAATGATAGCGTTAGTTAAGTTTGATGCTGTGAATGGCAATTCGGCTGTAATGGCTAAGGATAAACACTCGTCTGAATGGACATGGATTTGTGATGATGGTGTTATGAAGTTCCATGTTTCTGGTAATGATGCAGTAGGTGCTGCGACACTAAGTACAGGTACTTGGTATGTTGTGGGGGTACAGAGGAATTCGGTAAACACTCTACAACTATATCTTAATAATGCTACTGATGGTAGTTCTGTATCTAATACCGAAGACCTTACTGGAACTGATGATCTTTATATAGGACAAAGACTAGAAGATACTACTCCTACTTATGGACAAGGTATGGATGGAGAGATTGCTGAAATATTAATATGGAAGAAAAATTTAAGTGCTAGAGAAAGAGGAGTTATTTATGATTATTTAACAGACAAGTGGTTCAATGCTAAAAAAGCTGATGTGGCTGTAGTATTGGACGGAGTAACTACAGTTCTTAAAAAAAGGGCTGTTGGTAGTATTATAGAGATGACCCCTGCCACTAAAGTTATGGCTACTAACACTAATGCTACTAATATCGTAGCCTTGTACGAGGAATAAGTTTTATGCCACCACAAAATCCATGGGAAACACATTCTGAAGGCACTAATGGTTGGGATCAGTATAAGAGATTAGTTATAAATGAACTAGAAAGAACCAATAAAAGATTAGAATCTATGGATAAAAGACTGGCAAAAATAGAGCGTAATATAGTCGTACTACAAACTAAAGCAGCTACGTGGGCTGCAGGTATTGCTATTGTAATTTCTGGGGGCATGAGCCTCCTAATAAAAATCCTTTGACTCTGGGGAGCAGAATAATCGTAAGGAGATTAACGTATGAATGAACAACAAGACTATCAACAACCAATACAACCGACAGAAGATCAGGCTAGGTTAGCAGACATGCAGGAAAATGCTACTACTACACCTGTAACTGATATGCAGTCTCAACAAGAGCGTGTTAGGTTTGAACAGCATGTACAAAACCAAGGCACACAAATTCCAGAAAACTTTAAGACAGCTGGAGATTGGTTTGATTCTCTTAAGTCTGCACAGGGACAGTATACCCAAGCTAGACAAGAAATTGCAGACCTAAAAAGAACTTATAATGAGCAAGGAACTGAAAACCCTAACTACCGAGAGCCTGTGCAAGAACAACAACAGGCTCCTATGAGACCTCAGACAGATGAAGAACTTCGTCTTAACTTACAAAGAGATCTACCAGATCCTAATATTGCTCCGTCTAATGTTACAGCACAAATGTGGCATGCATGGGGACAAGAGTTGAGTGTAATGGGAGATCTATCTGAAAATACTAGAGCAGGTATCAGAGAGGTTACGGGTTATCCTGATGAGGTTATTGATACATTTATTGATGGTCAAAAATCTCAGAGAAGAGAAGCTTATAGTACTGCTGCAGAGGTAGTAGGTGGTGACGATAAGTTAGAACAAATATTTAACTGGGCTGAAACTAATTTAAGCAAAGAAGATCAAGCTCATATTAACATGGGACTTGCTGGTTCTTCTTATGAGGTAACTCTAAGAGGACTAGAATCAATGTACAATAACAGACCAATTGCAACAGAACAAGCACAAGAGCCAATGTCTAATGCTAATATGGGGCAAGTGGCTGCTACTGATACTGGCTATATGGGATATAAAACCAAGCGTGAATTCACTGCAGACCGCAACAACCCAAGGTTTAAGCTAGAACCAGCTTACCGACAGGCTGTGGAACAGAGAATGCAACGCACGGATTTCAATTCCTTGCCAGCGTAAGGTACGGACCTTACAAAAGAGGAGAACGCTAAATATACAGAGATCCCTCTCCTAACAGAGACAATGGATACTGTATGAGATGAACTATCCGCATGTTAGAGAACTCGAAAGAGTAATTCTTTATAGTGTCAGAAATTATTTCCGTAATATATTACTTTTTATTAAGGAGACATAATTATGTCATATGGTACAACTGGTCATGACGTAACGGCAGTAGGACTGCCTTACCGAACCAACGTAACAAACTTGACTTCTGACTCAAACCCCCCAGGTAAGCTTTGGCTTCCAATCTGGTCGGGAGAAGTCATTCATGCCTACGATGAATACAACAAATTTGAGGGAATGGTAGATTCCCGAACTATTTCAAGTGGTGCTGCGATGGAATTTCCCATCACTGGTACTGTTAGCTTGAAAACTGCATGGGGTGCTGGTGAAGAACTCATCGGTGGCCACAATGCTACAGCGACAACATTCAAGATTAACTTGGATAAGCGTCCTATAGCTGCTCACTTTGAACTTGACAACATTGACTTGATGTTAACTCAATGGGAGTATCGTGCAGAGCTTGCTCGTCAAGCTGGTATGACTTTAGCTAACGCACGCGATAAGCAAATTGCTGCTTACATTGCTCGTGCTTGTGCTGAAGACAAACTAACAAATGATCCTAGAGCTTCGTTAACACCTAAGGATCCATTTGGTAGTACTACTTACGAACACCTAGGTGATGCTGGTGGTGACACCAACGAAACTGATGCAGCCCTCTTGCTTCTTAAGCATATTGAGGACTGGATGGTTTATTTGCAAGAAAATAACATCGGTACTGAAGGTGTTTATTGTGCGGTAACTCCAGCTGCATTCCAAAGCATTCGTGCTCTGGGTGTTGCTCGTGATTACTTGGATCTTGGTTACGGTAACGTAGTAGATACAAATGAAGCAATACAAACTTGGGCAGTCAATGGTCCAACAGCTAAGATGTTTGGTGGAGATTACGATGGCTTGGGTTCATCCCTAGCTGGTCGTCCACAGCTTTCAGAACTGTTAACCTATATGGGTTGCACAATCTGTAAGACAATGCACGGTCCGTTCAGCAACTATGTTGCATCTGCGGACAATATTGGCGAAGGTCGATATAATCTTAAGTTTACAGGTACACCAACTACGGCTAACGAAGGCGGAGCTTGTAAAGCAATCTTGTGGCAACGAGGTTGCGTAGCTTCATTGAAACTACAGGGATTGAAAGTTGACAATGTTGACGATGTACGTCGTAACACAACTTTCACGGTTGCTTCAATGATGTCTGGTACTGGAACACTGCGTCCAGAACTTGCTTGTGCAGTTCTTGATACAACAGTTTCAGGTTCTGGCTCAGCTTCAGACACTCGTACTAAATTGCGAGGTGCTTGGGGTATGGCTGCAGAATATGCAGATGCGTAATACTTGCTTTAATTAGCAATGATGCTTAAGTCCCCCCTCTGGGGGGACTTAAGTCTTTTTAAAAGGAGATAACATGGGTGCAATAACTAAGCTAGATGCAGTTAATCATATGCTGCTAATGGCAGGAGAATCTCTAGTCAACGATCTAGAGGGAGAGAGTGGTCTAGATACAGAGGTTTCTCTGTTTATCTTAGAAAGAAATATCACAGACTTTCAACTAAGAGGGATGGCTAGTAACACCTATGTTAAGAAATATAATTTAAGTACAGATGGGATTATAGATTTGCCGACCGATACTTTAAGTGCAGAACTTGTATCGTATCATACGAATGATGATGGGGAAAGAATTAAGGCTAATGCTAGACAGGATTCAGAAGGTAATATTAGACTACATAATTTAACTGACCATATTAATAGTTGGGATGCTAGTAAAGATTATTATGTAGAAGTTATTTATGCTTTAGTCTGGGAAGAGATGGACACACCTATACAAAGATCTATTATGGCTGCTGCTGCTAGACAATATCAATTAGTTATGCAAGGTGATGGCGATGTTGATAACTACTTAGGACAAATAGAATCACTATACATGGCTAAGGGTAAATCAGCAGATATAGATGACAAGAACTACTCTATCTTTAGTAGTGCTACATCTAGAGCAAGAGAAATCTTTCAGAGAAGATCAGTTCATGGTGATCCTAGTAGATTTAGATTCTGGAGAACTACTAATGGCTAAAGCTCGTAGATCTAGGACATACTTTCCTATGAGAATAAGTATTCCTACTTTGGCAGGAGGAGTTGGTAGACAATCACCAGCAAAGAGAACTCCTATGGAGTCTGAGAATATAGATAACTTTTTAGTTTCTATAGAACATTCAGCAGAAAAACGCAGGGGTGCTAAGTTATTAACACGAGCAGATCCATCCAATTTTCATGGCATACTACAAGAAATTTATGGTACTGAATCAACGAGTACTAAAGACCTATGGTTTCATTGGTACTCAGCTTCAGCTGAACAAAGATTTTTAATTATAATAGATTACTCAGCTGACCCAACAGAGAGTACTGATATGATGTGGGTATACCGAGTAAATACTGATGGAACCTTTAAGATGGATTCTATTCCTAGTATCGAGGAAGAACATAAGAAGTATCTAACTTGGGGCAATGGCGTGACAGACAATGGTCCTACAGATGGTACTACTTATACAGCAGATCAGGCTTTACGAGCTGTAGCTGTAGGCTCATCTATTCTTGTTCTCAATACTGTAGTTAAAGCAGGTTATACCAGTGTACTACATGAGGATGGAGACACTTGGCTTACTATAGATTATAATGGAGTGACTGGAGATCTTAAAACAGCTCAAGATCCAGTAGGAAGATCTGTTGAATACGAAACTACAGTTACTGTAGATCCAGAAAATATTGCAGAGTCATGGAACCCTCATCAACAGTATATATCTGAAGACAGAACATATGATAGGAACGATCCTTTGGATACAGGAAGTAATGATCATATCTATGGCATCTGGAAAGTTAAAGATACAGTCTCTGGTATAGTAGGACCAAGTGATATGGGAGTACAGCCTAGATCACCTGTCAATCAGCTAACTGCTACAGAAGTTAACTATCCTTTAGTCCTAACTACGGGTAGTGCTATACTTGATGCATACTTTGATGTTCAAGGATTTGCTAGTGGAAGTTCTACATCTAAAGCCACAGCTGAGATTCAGCTTATGACATATCGAGCTGTTGGGGATGATGACCCTAGCTTTAGAGCTGCTAGTATTACTGATGTATTTGTTGAGGATGAGGGAGCTGCGGATGAGATAGTAAAATACAATGATACATACTTTGAATTAATCCATATATTAGAAACAGGTACTGCAGAGACAAGAACTATAAAGCTTGACGATAGCTATGATACTGGTATTTTAAAGTGGACAGACTGGGAAAACAATAAGATTATTATCTTAGGTACTGGAGGAGTAAATAACTACCATACATTAGCTAAGACTATAGTAACAGCCATTAATCGGCTCTCTAACTTTGGTGGAGAAGTAGATGTTGAAGATGATGTGGTACCTGACCCTGGAATGATCTTGCACTACACAGCTGAGACAAATTCTAGAGGTACTGGTATTATAATTAGTAATGAGTATTATCCAGACCAATGGGAACGAGATACTGTGAAGGATGAAGAAGGAGAGCCTATTGATCCTGTAGAGAATAGATATACTGAATATATATTAGCTAGTGATTACTATTATCCTAATCCTGAGAGTGCTTATCTAGGACAAGCTGTTCAGAGGTTAAGCGATCTTAAGTTCCCTCCTACTGCAGCTGCTCTTGGTGCTAGAAACAATGCTGAGGATGTGATTAAGGCACTCTATCCTGATATAGGTGATGCAGATGGAGATGGTAAGATATACTACCTCAACCAACCCTACTTGGGTTTATCAGAAGGACATTACAGAGTTAAAGATATTGAAAACCAACCTTACCTTCATGTAGTTAGAACTCCTGATGGTATGTCTATTATAGATAAATTAAGGATGCCTAAACAATTAGCTGTAAATGCTGAAGGAGAATGGATACTAAGACATATAGATTGGGATGAAAGAACTTCAGGAACTATTGAATCTAACCCAGGCCCCTCTATTTTCCATGATGGAGATGGCAATGCAGTGCAAAGTAATATTACAGCCATGTCTTTCTATAGAGATAGATTGTTTCTAGCTAGTGAAGACAAGGTAGTTTCCTCTAGACTAGGTAACTTCGATAACTTATGGGTCTTTGATCCTAATAACATCACAGTTAATGATCCTATAGATCTCAGTGTGTCTTCAAACTCATTTACTCCAATTACATATCTACAGCCATATAGAAGTTTCTTATTCTTGGCTACATCTGGCAATACTCAATACGAGTTACTAGGATCTGAGAATCAAATCTCTCCTTTGACTGCCGAAATCTCCCCCACATCTTTCTTTGGTATGGCAGAGAATACAGAACCAATTCTAATGAACAACAACCTATTCTTCTTCGATAAGAGAAGGTTATATATTTATTTCGGAGAACAAAGCGATACTCAGCAACAAGCTCTAGAGTTATCTATGAATGCTCCTAACTATTTACCTGAAAATTATTTAATATCTCCTACGGTGTCGTCAGATACAAGCTCTATGTTCATAGTAGACAAAGATAATCCTAATGATATCTATGTATATACAAATAGGGTAAGTGGAGATCAAATTCTACAGAATTCGTTCTATAGATTTAAATTATCTTCTGAAGCTCAGATAAGAAGTGTCAAAGCTTTGGATGAATTTCTCTATATAGTATCCGAAGAGACAACTCCATCAACTAGTGCTAATCCTAGTACAAAATACCTAACCCTACGCAGAATTCCTTTAAATAATGCTGAGTTAGGTGAACCAAGATTAGATCACCTAACCTTATCTACTGGATCATGGGCTTATAACCCTAGTACTGATAGAACATCTAGTGATTTTGTTCAATCTAGTTGGGATATAGATACTATTGTGGTAGGTAGTGGAGATTATGAAGGAATGGTCTTTGATTTAACCGTTACTGGAACTTCAATTCCCAGCAATGCCGTAGTTAGTGGATATATTGCTGGAGACTATCAAGATGTTTTAAATAATGCTACTACGGTATGGTCAGGGAAGAAATACCTGTCTGAAATTGAGCTATCTCCTCAATTCTTTAGAAGTCAGGAGCAAATGGCTGTGAATGGTACGTTAAATTTACGATATGGGTTATTTAGGTTTAGAAATTCTGGGAATTTTAATGTAGAGGTCTCAAGACAGGGACGAACTGCTAAAGTTTTACCTTTTTTGATTGACATTGCAGACGATAGAGATGTAAACCTAAGTACTACTAATTACAAGAGCTTTGGTTTGTTTAAAGCTCCTATATTAGGCTATGCTGATGACTTGTCTCTTAAAATAAAGTCTAATAATATTCATCCTATGGCTGTAACTAATATAGAATTTGTAGGAAAATTTAAAACTAAAGTAAGCTTACTCGGAGGATAATATGCCAAACAATAATACAGAAGCTACAACATATATTAAGTTTGGGGCACAAGCATCTCCAACATTTAGTTATTTAAACGATGCTAGCGGTAATGCATTTGCTGCTAATTTTAATAGCTCATATAGTGATCAAGATCAAATAGAAGTATTAAGAGGTGTTGCCTGGCTTCCCGCAGATGGTGCTGAACCTACGGCTGAAGAACTAAAGACTGTATATATACTACCGCATGCTAATAAATCAGGTAGTCCCATGTATTCTATAAATGAAACTGATAAAACTATTACTTTTATTACAGAAAATGTTACTACTGAATATGATTGGATAGATGGACAGCATCACAATCGAGGAACTGGTAATGTAACTCTAGCTTCTTATACTCATGGTGATATTATAACTATTAGAAGAAAAACTGATGTTAATAAGCCTGGTCAACAATGGACAACTGGTTCAAAGATTACTGCAACTAGATTAAATTCTCAGTTCACCCAACTCTTAAACCTATCACAGGAAATTCGATCTTTTGTTCTTAATCCTCTAGATTTTGATACCTATATCGGACAAAAGAATGGTGTTTGCCCACTAGATGGTAACAAGAA